CAAGCGACGACCAGACACCGGATTATTCCGACGTGTTCCGTCCACTGCCCACCGTGACTGCGGACGATTCGCCGGTTGACGTGAGCGTGGACGAACCCGAGGAACCGGAACAGCCGCAGCCGTCTCCCGTCGAGGCGAAGCGTTCTGAGATGATTCGACGCTTCCAGACCTTGGGCGTGGCTTCGGACGCGGAGGCGTGCGAAACCATCTCGAAGATTCTGAACCGCGAAGTGAAAGCCAGCGACGAACTGTCGGAGGCGGAGCTTGACAAGGTGATCGGCCAGTTGAAGGCCGGCGTGAAGGAAGGTGAGTGAGACCATGGCGGGAAAAGCGACCATCATCATCCAGGGCACGGCGTGGGGCGTGCGAGAAACGCAGAACGGCAAAAGGTATCTGAGCGTATCGGTGTCGCCCGGCTACCGTGACCGGAACGGCAACTGGAAAAGCCAGCCGGAACATTACTACTCGGTGTGGCCTGCTGGCTACGCGAACCTCAACCCAGTGTTCGACCAGATCGCCCAGCTGCGTCAGAATCAGGACCAGTTCGTGGACGTGACCATCGTGGGCGAAATCAGCGGCCTCGACGCCTACACGAACAAGAAGGGCGAGCCCGCCGCAAGCTGCAACGTCAACGCCAGCGCTGTGGCCATCACCAACGTTCGCCAGAAGAACGGCGGACAGCAGGGTTACGGCGCTCAGGGAGGCTACACGTCGCAGCCTCCGGCCTCAGACCAGTGGGCCAACGGCGGCAGCGACCCGGAGTTTTAACGATGCTGCATTTGTATCACGATGAGACGCCGCCGGACGTGGAACCGGTCTGCGAGAGGCACGGGTGCCCGCTGTACCCGGCACGGCCGATTCCATGCCCGGAATGCGAAGAGGAAGCCGAAGAGGAGTATCACATTGAACGCTGAAAAAGACCAATTGATTACGCTCGCACACTCGATGGAGGTGTCCTACAGCGCGTTGGACGCGGAGGCGGGACTCTCCTACGACACCACCGTGCGCGTCAGCGTGCAACCTAACCGCTATTACCCCGACTACGTGGCCGTGACCCTGCTGTGGCTCGCCTCGAGCCATATCTTCCACGGCATCGAGGAATTCAACCGGTTCCGTGATGATTTCGAGGACCGGCCGGAGGAACGATATCAGCAGATCATGGACTCGTGGCCCTTGGTGTTCGGTTCCACGGAGAAGGCCATGAAGAAGCTGTTCGCGCCGGCCAAACCGGTCGTGAAACGCCCCCCCTGGTCGCTGTGCCCGCGCTGCAAGAAACCCGTATGGGCTCAGGAAGGCACCACCGACCTGAGGGAGACGCAGCAGCTGCTGAAACGGAACCCGTTGCCGCGCTGGTGCCGTGTCTGCGGCCAGCGTTTCGAGTACACGATGGGCGACCACATCTCATGCAGTTCCGAGTTCTCCATCGCGGAGACGATGGACACGCTCAAAAGCATGTTCCCCACCGAGCAGCCGAACTTCGAGACCATCGCCATCGAAGCCGCACACGAGGACGGTGAGCAGAATGGTTAACCCCGCCAAGAAAAAGGGCACAAGCCTTGAGACGTGGACCGTGCGTTACCTCGCGTGGGCGTTGCAGGACACGCGCATCGACCGCATGCCGTTGCATGGCAACGCCGACCAGGGCGATCTGATCGGCGTCATGTTCCATGGCGAGCCGGTGTGCGTGGAATGCAAGGACACGAAGATGCCGAACTATCGCAAACACTGGCGTGAGCTCAAAGTGGAGATGGCGAACATGGACACTCCCTACGGGGTGCTCATCCAGCATCGCAAGGGCGTGGGCGTGAAAAGCCTCAAGGGCATGGCCCGGCAGATGGCCGTGTTCGACATCGGAACGCTCGAACGGTTCCTCTCCGCGCACATGGGGCACGTGTTAGGACCGGACTACCGGATTCGCCGCGAGCTCGCGAACCGGCTGCGCGGCGAATCGAGGCCGGTGCCATCCAATCCGATGCTCGTGTGGATGCCGCTCGAATTGTTCGCGCTCCTGCTGAACGACGGACTTCCGTTGGGACCGGACGAGTGACCGGCAACACATTGGCGGCGGTCCTTCTGATCGCCGCCATACTCATCGCATATCTAGGAGGAAGGAGCTGACATGGCCGGTTACGCGAAGCTGAGCAATGACTTCTGGCAGGACAAGGACGTGCTCAAACTGCGCCGACGCAACCCGTCTGCGGCGCTCCTGTACGTCATGGCCATCAGCTGGTGTTCCGATCATTCGTCGGACGGCCTCATCGCCGAAGACGAGCTGCTGTACGTGCTCAACGCCTCGGATGAGGACGTGAACGACCTCGTGGCCTCCGGCCTGCTGCTCGAACCCAGTGAGGCTACCAAAGGCAAATACGCAATCCGTAATTATTTGAAGTATCAGAACAGCGCGAAGCAGATCGAGCAGGCGAAGACGAAGGCTACGGAACGCCAGCGCCGCAAGCGCGAACGCGACGCGGACATGCCCGTGACCGACGCCGACAATGAGCCTGTCACGGGCATGTCTGAGGAGCGTCCCACATCCGTCACGCCAGTGTCACGCCGTGACAATCAGGGTGTCACGCCCATGTCTTTTAACCAAGAACCAATAACCAATAACCAAAAGGATTTTTCTAACGAAAAATCCCTCCCCCAAACCCCCTCGCAAGCCGAGGGGGCCGGCGAGGAGGATTCCTGGAGGGAGGACAACCTCAAAGCCAACCTCGGAGAGGAGCCCCGCGCCATCAGCTACGAACAGGCCAAGGCCATTGTCGAACAGGTTCGCGGCTTCTATCCGGCATCGAAGATGCGCGGACGCAGCTACGAGCGGACGCTGGTGCTCGAATCGGCACCAATCGTCAAGGCGGGCGGCGCTGCACCGGACATCGTGGCATGGTTCGTGAACCGCTGCCGCGAATACGTGGCACGCCAGTCCGAACCGCGCTACGTGACCGATTTCGGCATCTACGTGGCGGGCGGAGGCAAGGCGGACAAGCGACCCTACTGGGAGGTCGACTGGGCCAACGAGCCCATGCCGAAGAGCCCCGAGGAGGAGAAGGCCGAGGCCGAGCACCAGCGCAGACTGCGTGACGTGGACTGGCTGTGCTCGCACGTGGACGACGAGGAATGCCAGCGTGCCGCGCTGGCGTTGTCGGAACAGCAGCAGGCGTTGGCGAGATCGAAATGGCCGGACGAATGGTACAGGCTGTGGCGGCGCGCCGAAGCGTTGCGCGAACGTGAGGAACGCGAACGCATGGAGGCCAGGTCATGAGCGACACCGCTGATTGGAAATGCCGGGAAGGCCTGTTCACCGAATTCCTCGTGGCGAACCCGTGCCTTGACGGAGACGCCGACCTGCAATGGTGGCTGCACCGCGCGTACTGGCAGAACTCGAAGGGCGGGCACCGGAACGCGTTGAACGCGGTCATGGCCGAAGCCCGCAAACGCGGCGTCACCTGCACCCTGTACACGGATCCCGAAACCAAGCGAAAACTGGAGGCGAAACCATGAGCACGAAGTTCCCGACACCGCAGGAGCGGGCGATGCAATGGCTGCTCGAGGCCACGGAAATCGGTGGTATGAGCAAACCGGAGGCCGCATTGTACGCCTACATGCGAGGGTTCGCGGCCGCACTCGATTTGGCTATCGAAATCGAACAAGCAATCAACGACGAAACGGAGGAAACCGATGACCGCACTGCTTGACGAACGATTGCGCGTCTTAGCGGCGCAGACCCACACGCTCGAGGAAAAAGTGAGCTCTCTCGGCTGGATGGCCGGCAGCGACTCGCAGACGCTGAAATCAATGACCCGTGCCCAGGCGCATCTCATGCTCGCCGAATACGACCTGTTGGATGCGCTCGAAGCAGGCAAAAAGGAGGAAAACCAATGAGCAGTGAGAAACCATTCTGGGAGGGCAAGACCTGCAAGGAGATGGCCGGACTGCACGTCAAGGCCACATGGAAGAACGGCACCATTGTTACTGGAGTGTTAGATGACATAGGAGATATTGATTTAGGCGATAACCGTTCTTTGTACACGTCACGCGGCTATGACTCTTCCTGTGATTTTGAGCCAACAGACAATATCCAATCCATCGAACTGTTGGATGACCCCGAGTATGAGCGCATCGACAACATCGAAAACGTGCAGGTGGGCGATATTGCCTGCACGACGGAGGGAAACCATTTCCGCGTCATCGATCTCAAGCCTGACCCTCTAGGCGACATGCTCCTGCGTATCCGCATCAGCGAGATAGACGGTGAGTACTGCATCGACTCCGATGATTTCGCCTACGCTTTGCGTCGGAAGCCGAAG